ACCCGGCCCTGTAGGTGGGGTTGACCAGCAGCACGCGGCCGTCCTGGTCGCGGATCAGGACCAGGGCGCCGAGGCGGCGCGGGGGCTGGTCGGCGCGGGCGATATCGGCATGCGTCATCGGCTCTCCTCAGGGTTGAGGCCCCGGCCAGCCATCTCGGGGGAGTCTTGGCCGGCCGGGGCTGTGGGCCCGCTGTGCCGGTGTGCCTACCTGGCTGCAGCGGGAGTCTGGGGGTGCTTAGCGCCAGTGCGAGGACGCGAGCAGGGCGGCGGCTACTGCCGCGATGCAGGTGCTCGATGCGATGTGGGCGAGGACTGCTCGACGCGGGTCCGGCAGCTTCCGGCGTCGGCGCTCGGCAACCTCGCGGTACTCGGCCAGCGGGTCGCAGCCGATGGGCTCGGACGCCATCACGCTGTCGCCGCCGCAGATCGGCGCTCCGCTGCGCGCCAGGCGTCCCACGCTTCGGGGAATGACCTCCAGCTCGCCCGGCGGCCGTCGACCTGGACCCAGTTGCACGCGATGGTGTCGTACGCGTGCCACGTCTGCGTCGCCTGGTCCCAGTGCACGCCGTGGCCGGTGGTGGCGTCGGGCTGCTGCTCGGCGGATTGCCGTACGGTGTTCATGCGGTCCTTCCACCCTTGCCGTTCACCACACAGGAGATGCAGCGGCCCTGGTCGCGCACCACCAGGTCGCTGACACGCTCCGGCGGTGCCACGGAGTCGAAGTGCAGCTGCAGGTCGCAGGCCCCGCACGTTCGGCACGCCAGGCTGGTCGGCTCAACGACAGCCGGAGGGCTGCTCTCAGTGTCGACCACGACTACCGACCCGGTATCTGCCACTGCAGCCTCCTTGACTCCGCCCGCGCCAGGTTTGTGGGCGTACGAGGATCCTGCCCGGAGAAAACGCTGTGGTCGGGTACAGGTGTACCCGACCACAGATTTTTGAGTGCCTGTCAGATCTGGATCTGGAGACGCCGCGCCACGTCCGCGATCGGACCGAGCAGCCGGGCACGTCGAGCGGAGGTGGTCACCATCTCCTGCACGAGGACGTGAGATCGCACCCCCTCGGGGGCGATTCGATCCGCTGCCAGGATTTCGGCCATTGCCCCCGCGTCGTCACCGTCGCGCACGTGGGCTCGTGCACGGTCGATCATGTGCCGGGCCCGACGCTCCTTCGGCAGCCGGCTCATGTCGACATGAGCCACACGGTCCAGCGCGTTGCGTCCCTCGCCCAGCTCCAGCGCCACGTGCACCACGTGCACTGCTTGATTGCCGCTTGAGAACTCGGTTTGATAGCCGGCCCGGCTGCCGACTCGGTCAGCCGCGGCAGCCGCCTCCGCGAGGTGCAGAGCTGCCTCTGCCTGTCGGCCGCTCTGGGCATCCAGCATCGCGCTCACGAGGTGCAGCGTTCCCCACAGGCTCCAGGCCCCGTCATCGTCGTCGGTCAACAGGTCGTCCACCCGGTCGAGGCCGGCCGCGGTCAGCGCACGCGCTTCGGCGCTGGCGCCGGCGGACATGCAGACCTCTGCCTGTGTCCACTCCATCGCCGTCACCAGGAGCGGGTCGCCAGATGCCTGGGCCGCCTGCAGCGCCTGGGCCGCAGCGAGAGCCGCCAGGTCAACGTAGCCGAGTTTCTTCGTCATCATCGAGGTGTTGTGCCGGGCCTCCGCGAGAAGATGGTGTGCGGCGTCCCGGTCAGCACCGGCGGACGCCTGTGCGGTCGCGGTGATGTCCGTCAGCAGCTCTGGCAGGACGCGGCTCAGGTCGTTGTAGCGCGCGTGGCGGCGCATCCGATTGGACTCGGTGACTCGACTACGGAGGTCCGAGAGTGCCAGCGGCGCCCCCGCCACCGCTGAGGGCAGCTGAGCCCGGAGCAGGATGCGTCGAAGGGCGGGGATCATCTGATGCGCTGGCTGAGTCTGGGGATCCCCGATGGTGCGCGGTCGGCCGGTCAGGTCCGTGATGTCGACGCCGAGCGTGTCGGCGATCGCCTGGATGACCGTGTACCGGTCGAGTCCCCTGCGGCCGATTTCGATGCTCTTGATCCACTCGGCGCTGTGGCCGATCGCGTCGGCGAGTTCCTCGCGGGACATGCCGCTCGCCTGCCGGAACTGCGCTACCCGCTGGCCGATGGTGAGTTGAGCGTCCACAGGATCCCTCCAGATCTGGTGTGGTGCGTCAACGGTAGGGTCGCTGCCTTCGCGAACCCGGGTACACCTGTACACGCTACGGCAGCGTCAGAAGACTTCAATGGGGTTACGGCGCCGCAGGTTTGGCGCCGCAGCAGCACTCCAAGCCCCGAGCGCGGCACGCACACGTGCTGACGTGCTACAACGCAGAGGAGTCACATGACCACGATGGTCGAGTCCCCGCCGAACGCGGATTCGAGGGACCTGCTCACCCCGGACGAGTTCGCCCTGGTCGCTGGCGTCGTTCAGCGCAACAACTGCGAGATGACCTCGGAGACGGCCGAGCGCATCACCAGCCAGGCGCTCGCCTACGTCGCCACCTGTGCAACGTTTCCGCACCTGCGTCTCCGGCCGTCCCGCACCGTCGATGAGGGCTGGCACGCCCTTATCCTCTGCACCGTCGTCTACGCGCGGCTGTGCAGGGAACTCGGCCTGTTCGTGCACCATGCCCCCGAGCCGCCGGGTCCCGAGCGGCACGATCCGGGCGCGCTGTCCCGCACCATGACCGCCATGCGGGCTGCTGGGTACCCGGTCGAGCCGGACCTGTGGGTGCCGCCCACTGACCGGACCATCCCGGTCGCGGCCGACTGCGAGCACAGCGAGCCACCGCCCGCCGGATGCGGGTTCGACTGCTCGAACACCGGCCCCAACTAATCGACCCAGAGCCCCGGTTGTGCCCTCGGCGCAATCGGGGCTCTGCCATGCTGGGACCATGAGGACGTGGGCAGCCATCGAAATTCCACTCGACGCGCCGTACTGGGTCGCGAACCACATAGTCGCCTTCAGGGCAGTCGAGGCCGGCCACATCGCGCGACACGCGCTCATCCCCGTACTCGACAACACCGACGTCGAGTCGGACGCACGGTGGGACGGCCTCGTCGGTACGACACCAGGGTTCGTAACGACCTGGTACCGGCTGCCGCTGCAGGGGCCGCTACCCCGGAAGCGCCACACCCGGGCCCCGGTCCCCGGCGACGGCGACACCATGGAGACACAGCTCAGGAGGGGCCCCAGCGTGCCGCCTCCGCTGTGGGTACAGAGGCAGCGCCCCAACCTGTACGTCGGTCGCTGAATGCGGGAAAGCCCCCTGCCCGGCCGGAGCCGGGCAGGGGGCATCGCGTTTACGGGCGTACGAGGGCGACCGCCGAGATGATCAGCGCGCCGAGGCCGGTCAGTGCGGCGATCGCCGGGAGCGGCCACCGGCCGCGCTCCAGCCGGTCGACGCGCTGGTCCAGGTCGGCGAGCTCGGCGTCTGATCGGTCGACCCGCTGGAGCAGGAGGGCAAGTTGGCCGCGCATCTCGGCGAACCCCACTTCCAGGAGGCGCCGGACCTCGGCGAGTTCGGCCCGGACGCCGGACTCGTCGTCAGGCACCGGCACCACCGCCGTCCGGTGCGGCCGGCGGAATGGCCGGTGCGGCCGGGGTGATCGGCGGCAGGGGGGCCCGCGACGGCGCGGTCCGCAGCCAGGACGGCAGCAGGCTGTCCACGACCGGCGAGGCCATTGCCCGGGTCACGATCGCGGCCACTGCCAGCGCGGTGCCGAGGCCCGGCAAGGTGTCCGGCAGACCGGCGTCGTGAACCAGCAGGGGCAGGCCGGCGGCCAGGCCGAGCAGGAGCTGAAGCGCGGTGCGGGCGGTACGGCGGGTAGCGTCAGACATGGTGGCGAACTCCCTTGTTCAGCGGGTGACGTTGTCGGTGCGCATGGCGGCGGCCCAGGTGGCCGGGCCGACGATGCCGTCCTGGGTCAGGCCCTTCTCGGCCTGGAACTGCCGGCAGATGCTTGTCGAGGAGGGGCCGTACCAGCCGTCCACCGTGATCGACCAGCCCCGGTCACGCATCCGCTGCTGCCAGGCCCGGACCGTGTCGTCGTGCAACATCGGGCTCTGCACCCGCAGGTACTCGCCCATCCAGGCCGGGCCCGAGGCGGTTGAGGCAGAGTCGGAGGAGTACGGCGGCCGGCCGTAGCCGACGATCGTCCCGGCGGACCTCACGCGGCGGGCACAGCTGTCGCTGGTGTTCGCCTCGATGGTCAGGACGTAGTCGCCGCTGGTACCGGTCACCAGGCCGACGTGATCGATGCCGGAGATCGAGGACCCGCCGTCCCAGTCGAAGAACACGACGTCACCGGCCTGGATCCCGGATACCCCGTAGGTCCACTGCCCGGCGTCCCGAAAGGCGGCAGCGTGGGCGACGGTGTAGGCGTAGTCCTCGCCACCGTCCGGGCAGACCGCATCGAACTCGCCGCTCTCGCGTGCCCAGTAGGTGATCCCCATATCGCACCACGGGGCGCTGAGGTACTCGCCGCCCTCGCGGCCGGCGTAGTCCTGCGTGATGTAGTTCGGGCGGCCGGACAGGCCCAGGGACTGCTCAGCGGCAGAGACCATGCTGTCGATGCTCATGCCGCACCGCCCTGCGAGGCAGGGGCGCCGTACACGCCGCGCTCGTCCGGGGCGCCGAACTCGGTTCGAAGCACGTCCTGCTCGTTGGCGAGCGTCGGGCCGTTGCCGGTCTCGGTCAGGTGCGCGGCCTGGTCGCCCAGGTCGACGCTGGTGGGACGGGGGTCACCCATGGTTCCTCCGGGCAGTGAGAAGGGCTTGTGGTGCCCTGTGACGCCCGTCAGCGTAGGAAGATCGACCGATTGGGCATCCCGGCTAACGGGCTCAAGAGCCGCGCAGGTAGGCGCCGTTGACCGCTGTGATGATGGATCCGGCGCCGCCCCCGCGACCGCCCGTGGTCGCGCCTGAGGTCTGCTGCACCTGGATGGACACGTAGACCGCGTTCCCTGGGGCGTAGTACGGGGTCATGTCGATGTCCCGGGAGGACGAGACCCAGCTGAAGGTGGCCGGCACTGCTCCGGTTGCGGCCGTGTTCCCGCCGACCAGGATCCGGTAGTTCCCGCCTGTGCTGGACCCGGCGATCTGGTCGCCGCAGAAGCTCAGGTCGAGGTGGAGTTTGGGGGCGTCGCAGGGCACCCATGCCGAGGTCGTCTCGGTCCAGGCCGCGCCCTGGGCGTACGGGGCCGATCCGAACGAGGTGCCGCCGAAGCCGACCGCCCGCCAGGGCAGCGCTACGCCCTTGCGCGAAACTGCGTCGGTCGTCATGACGTAGTTCCCGGACGCGTCGTAGACCCCCCAGAACTGGCGGGGGAAGCCGGATCCGCTCGCGGCGTCGGGCTGCCACAGGGCCATCGTCAGCTCGTTGGCCGGGGTGTCCCGGCGAAGCTGCATGCCCATCTGCGGCACGCCGTTGGCGTCCGGCGTGCCGAGGTCGCCGATCCGGCAGACCACCCGGCTGGGGTCCTGTGCGGACATCACCACGATCGAACCGCCCTGCCGCAGGATCAAGTTGCCGTTGGTCAGGGTCGTGGACCCGATCGTGTTGGTGCGGGACAGGGTGGCCAGCTGGCGCTCCAGCTCGGCTACGCGCTCCTCGAGGGACTGCTGACGCAGGTACTGGGGCACGTCATGCTCCTGTGCAGGTGAGGGCCACGGTCTCCGGGCCGCCGGAGTACGAGACTTTGATGGAGACGATCCGCAGCTCGGCCGCGTACCCGTTCGGGTAGTAGCCGTCTGGATCGATCGCGAAGATCGCGGAGTCGCCGACGGTGTAGGACCCGAGGACCGGATCGGCGTCGGCGAGCACGGTGAACGTCGGCGTGGTCATCGCCGACCGGTGCGCGTACAGGTCGGCCTGGGCGTGGGCTTGGATGGTGTTCCACTCGACCACCTGGTCGTACTTGGTGACGGTCTCCAGCAGGGGCCAGCCGGCCGGGAACTGGTCGCCGGCCTCGGCCTGTCCGATCACGACGTCCTGGCCCTGGCCAGCGCCGAGTGCGATGGCCCGGTTGGCGAGCAGGGTGCCGTCCTCGGGCCACTCGTAGGTGAGGGCGTTCCCGCCGGCCCCGTACTGGAACATGAACCCGGTGGCCGAGGCGGACCGGCCACGCCGCGGGTAGTAGACCTGCCAGCGCCGGTACCGACTGCCGTCCGCGTTGTAGCCGACTTCCACGCCCCAGTCGAAACCCCCGTCAACCTCGGAGAGCTGACGGATCAGGTCGAGGATCGCCGGGCGCTGGGACGCGTCGTACGTCCTCACGCGGGTGACCCCGGTGGGGTTCACGAGGGGGTTGGTGTCGACGTGGATGTCCCCCGCCCCGGTGATGTCCGCACCCGCGTACCGCAGGAGCGACCAGAGGATCCACGCCTGGTCGTCGTACATCCGCTGGCCGTCGGGCACGTACCGGCCGTCCGCGCCGTTCGCGACCAGGACGCCCGGGTCTGTGGAGAGGATCTCGTTGACGTAGCGGTGCTGCCAGTACGAGGGCAGCTCGGCGGCCTGGATGTGCATGCCGTAGACCCCGTATGCCGCGGTGAGGGGCTTGCGGGTCCAGACGATGCCGCCCCACACGATCACGCCGTCCCGGTCGACGTAGAGCATGGTCCGGCCGGGGATGGTGGCGGCCATCGGGGCGAGCGGCGCGGTCTGGTCGTTGAGCGGAATCATGCCGGAGAAGGTCCCGATCCCGTTCAGCTCCGTGGAGTACTCGACCTGCTGGACGGGCAGTTCGGCCAGGATCCGATCGGTGATCAGGTCGCAGAACAGGAACGTGTACTGGTGTATCGGGGCGGGCGTGGTCATCAGGCGGTCTCGTAGCTGAAGGCGAGGCTGTAGGAGTTCAGGCTGGCGCTGGATGGCACCCACGGCACACTGTCGGACCAGGAACTGCTGGCCAGGGTCGTGAAAGCCCTGACTCGGGTCGCGTCCTGCACCCACACGACGGACGGGCCGGCCCCTGACCCGGCCGCTCGGTCCGCGTAGGCGGTGCCAACGGTTGACCCGAGGCCCGAGGTGTAGTTGGCGCTGAACGGCAAACCAGCGGGAAGGGTCCATGACCAGGTGCCGCTACCCCACGTCGTGGTGGAGCCGCTGATGATCTTGATGAGGACGTTGACCGTCTTTCCCACCTGGGAGTACCGGCTGACCAGCGTGCCGTTTCCGATGTTCGGGTTCGTGGTCGCGCCAGCCCACGTCGTGGTGTAGCCGGTCCAGGTGCCGAGGCTGACCTGAGCGGTGGTGCCGTTGGCCTTGCCGAGGTAGAGCGTGTCGGTGTCGGTGGCGTACAGGGCCTGGCCGGGGTGGGGGTGGTCGGGCATGGTTGCCGAGGTGACGGGCAGGATCCCACCGGAGCCGACCTGGTACTGCCGGCCGTCGGTGATCGCCGCGTTGGTGATGCTGGTGACTCCGGCGTTCACCGCGATGTCGGCGAGGACGATGGAGTTCGGCGGGATCGCTCCTCGGACAGCGGCGCCGGCGGACGCCGCGTACGGGCCCTGGACGACCAGCAGCAAGGCTGAGTTGACGGTGCCCAGGGTCTCGGCGTCCAGCACCTGCACGACGACCGTGTCCTTGCGGTACTGGGTGCCGGAGCTGGCGGCGATCGGCAGGGTAACCGGAGCGTCGTTGACGACGGTGTACGCCCCGTACCCGGCGAGGTCCCTGTTCTCCACGTACCCGAATCCGGCCGTAACCTGCACGCTCATGTTCGGGGTCGTCTGCGCGGACACCTTCAGCTGCGCGTTCTGGTAGGAGGGTTTCACGCCGCTGCGGGTCCGTAGCGGGGTCGGCTCGTCGGCGCTGGTGCCCGGGTAGCCGAGGAACCCGGAGATCACGGAGAGGCGGTCGGTTCGGGCCGCGTAGGTGCCGCCCTGCTGCCAGGCGGCCGGGGTGATGATGGCCATCGGTCTGTCTCCTTACAGGGTGGCGTCGCGCCAGGTGACGGTGAGGTAGGACTGCTGGGATCCGTCGCCGTACGGGCTGCTGCGATAGACGAAGGTGTTGGCACCGGGCTGCATCACCGGCCAGTCCGAGCCCGGGACGACCCAGTCCCGGCGCGGTGTGGTGCCGCCGTCCAGGACGGCCCGGGTGCCGGTGTCGATGGTCACGAACTGGCCGGGGCCGACCGTGTTGTTGAGCTGCAGGATCGCGCTGGTCTCCGAAAGCTGGATGATCGGCTGGACGGCCGGCCCGTCGATCCGCAGCTGCGGGTAGGTCGGCGAGGCGCCGGCGTTGGTGCATTGCAGACCGCCCGAGGCCCCGCCGGAGCCGTACAGCCACGGGTAGGCGCGCGGGTAGGCGCGGCCGGTGGCCGGGGCGTACGCGGCCGTCCGGGCGGTGCGCTGGGCGATGGAGTAGATCAGCGGGTCCGCGCAGTAGAACTGCAGGTGCGCGCCCCCGGTGCGCCACAGCACGGTGGCGTCGTAGGGCAGATCGCGTTTGCGGATCTTGGCGAGGGCCATCACCCCGAGGTCGGGGAACTGCAACTGCGCAGGGGCCTGCCCGGGTTGGGCGGCCTGCTTCAGCGCGGCGACCAGGGCGCCGAGGTTGGCCGGGTCCGTACCGCGCAGGACGAGATCGACGGTGATGATCCGGGCCCCGGTGTAGTCCGGGCCGGTCCAGGTGCCGTGCGCGCCGGTCTTGTCGACGTCGTAGGCACGGACCTCGGGCATGTCGTCCAGCCCGGTCACGCCGGACACGGCGTACTGGGTGCCGGGTCCCATCATCAGGGCGCCCCACAGGACACGTCCTACTGCGCTCACCGCACACCTACCTTCGCCCGCCAGGACAGCTCGGCAGAGACCTCGGCGGCGGTCGCCCCAGAGCCGTACATGTTGATCGTGTTCGTCTGCTGCACCGGGCGCCCCAGGCCGGCGTAGGACTGCGCGAGCGCGCCGGGGCTTCCCGCCAGGGCGATGCTCGGCCCGCCAAGGGATGCACCCATGCCCTCGATCTGGCCTGTGATGCCTTGTAGTTGGGTGCGCAGGTCAGGCACGCGCGCGGCGATCCCGGCCATGAACCCGTCCATGACGAGATGGCCGGCAGAGGTGAGCAGGCGTGCGTCGCGCTCCGGCGGGCCCTTCCAGCTGGGCAGCATGTCCGTCAGATTGCTCAGAACGCCCTTGACCGATGGGATCTTGGACTTGATGCCGTCGATCAGCCCGCCGATCAGCCGGGATCCGGCGTCCCAGAGCTGGACAGCGAGGTCACCGATCGCCGCCAAGATCTGCCCCGGCAATAGGACGAACTCGCGGACCGCCAGCTTGATCATGTTCTCGACCACCTGCCCGGCCGAGTCGAAGGCACCGGAGAAGTCCCCGGCCAGCAGCTGCGTGACCATGCGCAGGGCGGGCAGCACGGTCTGCTGTATCTGCGCGGCCAGCTCGCCGCTCAGGGCCGTGGCCAGGCGGCTGACGAACTGGATGACCGGTGGCAGCAGCGGCAGCAGCGCCTGCAGGCCAGCCGAGATCAGCAGCGCCAGCTGCGTCAGCACCGGGGCCAGGGCGATGGCGACCTGGGCGAAGTTCTCGCCGAGCTGGCCGAGCGGCAGCTGCTGGATCAGCTGGGTCAGCACCGGCAGGACCGCACCGGTCAACGCCGTCAGGACGGTAACGAACGGCGTGACCAACGAGGGCAGTTGAGCCAGGATCGGTGCCAGGAACGCGCTCAGGCCGTCGGACACCGCCTGTACCAGTGGCTGGAGCTGGCCGAAGATCACACCCAGCCCGGCCAGGAGCGGGGTCAGGACGGGCAGCAGGGCGCTCGCCAGGGTGCCGACCAGGCCGAGCAGGGGTGATGCCGCGAGGACCAGCTGCCCGACCGCCTGTGCTCCGGCCAGGAGGACGGGCCCGAGGGCGGCGATGATCGGCGACAGAGCCTGCCCGAGCGCTGTGATCAGTGCCTGGACTGGCGGCCCGAGGGCGGCCAGCACCGGGCCGAGCACCTGCAGCGCCTGTCCCAGCACCGGCGCCACGGTGGACGCCAGAGTGGCCATGGTGGTGAACAGCGACCGCAGCCCGGCCTGCACAGCCGGGGCCGAGAAGCTGTCCGCGATCTGGCCGGTGATCTTCTTCAGGGTGTCGAGAAACGTGGCGCCGGACTGCTGGGCCGGACCGAAGATCGCGCCGATGATCCTTCCGACGTTCCCGATCACGCCGAACAGGACCCCGAACTGCTGGATCGCCACGTCGATCGCCCGCTGCAGACCGCCGGAGGAGAACGCGGAATCCAGCCGGGCCGCCACCTTGGTGAGGGCGCCGCCGGCCGCCTCGGTCAGCCGCTCGAATGCCGGGCCGGCCGCCGCGCCGATCGTGCCAAGCGCGTGGATCACGAGGGCGGGCAGCCCCGCGAGGTTGCGCAGGCCGGTCGCGGCCGATCCCAGGGCCTGGCCGAGAACGCCGGATTCGGCCAGGTTGCCGGCCGCATCGATCGCGCCGGAACCCATGAGGTTCAGGGCTCCGGCAGCCTGCACGAGGCCCTGCCGCAGCACGGGCAGTACGGCAGTGGCGGCCCGGTCCAGGTGCCCGGCGAGCCCAGCGAACAGCTGCTGCTGCACGTCCAACCGCAGGCTTGACCACGCGTCCTTCAGGCTGACGACCTCCTGGACGAACTCCCGCGCGCTGGGCGCGAGTTTGGCCATGGCCTGCCCGAACTTGTCGACCGCGCCGGTTGCCGCGCTGGTCTGCTGCGCGGCCTGCGTGAGCGCCTCCTGGGCACGCCGGATCGCCTCCTCACCCTGGTGAGCGGTCTTGGATACCTGCTCCTGGGCGTCGGAGAGATTGCGGGCCTGGTCGCCGACGTTGCGCTGCGAGAGGGCGAGCTTGTCCTGCGCCTGGACGACCTTCTGAGCGCCGTCCACTCCAGCCGCGTTGGCGATGTCCGTCTGCGATTTGACCCGCTGCAGGGCCAGTTCCTGCTCCTTGAGTCGCTGGACGGCCTGGTCGTAGGCGAGCTGGGCCTGTGCGCGCTGCTGCTCGGTCGCAGCCGGGCTCTTCATTGCGGCGTCGAGCGCCTGCTTGGCGTCGGTGACCCGCAGCGTGGCGTCGCGCTGGGACAGCTGGGCGTCGGCGAGCTTGTTCTGCTGGTCTTCCAGGTCCATGGTGGCCTGGCGACGGGCGTCGTCCAGGTCCCGCTGAGCCTGCAGGCTGGCCTTCTGGGCGTCGGCCAGGTTCCGTTCGGCGTCGCCCACGTTCCGCAAAGCGCGGGTGTTGGAGTCGGCGGTGTTCTGAATGGTGTCGGCGAGGCTGCGCTGTGCGTCCTCGTAGGCGTGGGTAGCCTGCGCGGCGGCGGCCACGGCCGGCCCGGCGGGGGCGAACGCAGCCTTGAACGCATCGCCGATCCCGCCGAGCCCGGCCTTGACGGCCCCGCCGGCCAGCCCGAGGGAGAGCACCGCCGGGGCGGCGAGGGCAGCGGCCGGAGCCAGGGCGGCCATGGCCTGCGCGGTCCCGGCCAGGACGGGGCCGATCGCGCCGAGCAGGCCGGCCATGGTGCCGAGCGAGGCGGAGAACGATCCGATGGGACCGGCGGCGGAGCCGAGTGCGCCCGTGAGCCCGGACAGATCCCGCGTGGCGCGCTCGATCTGGTGGTCCTCATCCACCCGCACGTCCACGTGCGGGTGCTCCTCGTCCACGTGCCGGGCGGCGGCCGTGACCGCCGCGAGCGCGGCGATCGCCTCGCCGATGTCGGCGTGCACCTCGACATCGGGATGGGTGAGCGCCAGGCGCTCCAGATGGGTCTGAAGGTCATCGATCTCCTGAACGGCCTTGGCGGTGGAGATGTCGACGCCGATCCGCTTGTCCGCCAGCGCCGCCAGCTTCTCGCGGAGCTGGGCAAGGTCCCGGTCGGCCGGGCCGGTGTCGGCGTTGACCCTGACGGGCGGGAGGGAGTCCGCGGCGACCTGCAGGCGCCGGCGCATCGCATCGCCGAGGCGCTCGCCCAACGCGGTGCCCTCGCGGGCGGCATCGGCCTGGGACCCGGCGATCCCCGACATGTCGATGTTCAGGGACGTGACGAGCGCGGGCAGGTTGATCTGCGGTCCGGCCACGGGTCATCCTCCGTAACTCATCTGGGCGAGGCGGGCGAGGCCCTCGCGGGTGGCGTATGCGCTCGGCCCCTCATCGGCGGCCGGCGGGGTGCTGTCGGCCCCGGTGGCCACGCGGTGGCGGTCCACCAGGGCGTGGAACAGGACGGGACTCAGAGCCCAGAACTCGGCGGTGCTGCGGCCGAGGACGACGGTTCCGAGGTAGAGGAGGTCGGCCCAGGCGATACCGCCGGGCTCGGGCCGTTTCCCGGGCTGCCCGCACCGAGGCAGTCGATCAGGGTCGCCTGCATCGCGGTGACGTACGCGTGGATGTGGACGAGGGCGAGCAGGTCGCCGAGGTCGCGGCCGTCGACGGTGCGGCGGTAGACGATCTCCTCGACGGTGCGGGCGCCGTCGGCGGTCTGCCGGTATCTGATCTGGCCGGTGAACCCGCCCTCGCCGACCAGGCCGGCGCCGAGCAGGTCGAGCAGCGCGCCGAACGCGGCGCCGCCGCCGGTCTGGTCGATGGCGTCCTGGATGCCCTGGACGGAGCCGAACCGGGCCTCCAGCAGGGCCAGGGACCGGAACGAGTAGTACAGCTCTGCGTCGGTGCCGTCGCGCAGGGGGATACGGGCGCCCTGACCGAGGGCCTGGGCAGGGGTGAGGTCGCTCAAGATGGCTCTCCTGACGTGGGATTGGAACGGGCTACGGGATGGCGATGGCGGTCTCGTTGAACACGACGTCCATCCACTTGCCGGTGCTGGCCAGCGGCACGGCGCTCAGCTCGAACTTGGGGATGCGGTAGTCGTCGCCGGTGAACCCGAGCTCAGGGAACTTGCTCAACTGGCACTTGTAGAGGACGACGTGGATGTCACCGCTGATCATGTCGGTGCCGCCGGGCGGGGTGACGCCCTCGATCTTGAAGTACTGCGGCACCGAGCTGGCGGTGAGTGACCACACCGCTTTCTGCGCCGGGGTGGTGCCGGAGTCCGTGACTGCGCCGCCGAGCAGTACCGCGAGCGCGTCAAGGGAAAGGCGGGCGTGCTCGGCCGAGCCGGTGACCCCGTCGATGTAGGACTCGGTGTCGAGCAGCGTGTTGTCGCCGCGCAGGGTCTTGGACTGCATGCTGCCCGAGATCGCGAGGGACTTGATGCCGGGGACGTCGACGGACTGAGCGGCGTAGGTCGCAGTGCCGCTGACCGGGTCGGTCAGCAGGGCGGTGATCTTGCAGTCCTGGATGCTGAACAGCTTGCTGACATGGGAGAGGGGCACGGTGCGCTCCTTCGGGGATCAGGTGCCGAGAGTCGGGGCTGAGGTGGGCGGTACTGCGGGCGCTTCGCTCTCCGGCTCCGACGCATCGGCCGGAAGCGGGGCATCCGGCTCGGAGACGGCCGGGGCCGGCACGGGGGCGGGGAAGAGCGCGGCGTGCATGTCGGCGGCCGTCGCGCGTACGGCGCCGGGCCACTCGGCGGCCGGGTCGATCCGGTCGGTCAGGGACTGCCACGGCAGCCACCGGTCCCACACGTACTGGTAGACGCCGGGCTGCCCGGCCTGGCCGGCGATCTGGACCATCCCGGTCTGCCCCGCGTACCAGTCGGGCAGCTGCCAGGCCGGCCACTCGGGGCTGATCTGCGACGGGTCCGGCGGACCCCACATCTGCTGGGTCTGGCAGTACGCCTGGGGCAGCCAGGTGTGCCCGTCCGGGGTGATCTCGGGCGCCGGGTCGGCGGGGGTGGTCATCGGGGCTCCTACAGGTGCTGAAGGGTTCGGGTGACAAGCACGGTGATCACGTGCCGGACGACGTTGTCCGCGATCGGCTCGCGGTGCGCGGCCTGCAGCTGAACGCCGTTGACATGGCTGGTACCGGGGCCCGTGATCCGGGGCTGCGAGCACAGCCACATCACGCGCTCGGCAAGCGTGTAGTCCTCGCCGGACGGCGCCGCGCCGGCGGCCTGCTGGCGGGCCTGCTGGACGACGTCGACCTGCACCAGTTCCTGCACCACCAACTCCCGCGCCGGGTCGCCGTAGTCGCCGTTGACGGCCGGGTGCGGGGTGTAGCTGGTGCCCTCCTGGACGACGACGTACGGCAGCAGCTGGCCCGGCCGGGGCCCGTCCCGGAACACCGGCACGCCGGGCCCGAGTTGGGCGGTGAGGAAAGCGCGGAACGCCCCGGACGTGGTGGCGGGCATCAGCGGATCCCCTGCGCGTGGCGCCGCAGCGCGGCCTCGGCCTGAGCGATCGCCGGGCGCATGAACGGCTTCGCTCGGGTGCCGGGGTGGTTGACCTTCGCCACGGGGTGCCGGGCGCCCGGCCACCACAAAGCTTTCTTGTCCTTCGGGGTGATCACGTGCGGGGCCGTCCCGTACTCGACGTCCGAGGCGTAGGTGACGTTGGTGCCGATGGTGATCCGAAAGGTGAACCGGCCGCCTTCCGGTACGGCCTGGATGGAGGAGCGCAGGCGGCCGGTGTCCACCGGGGCAAGGGACTTGGCGGTGTTCACCATGTCCTCGGCGACCTGCGTGGTCACCTCGCGGGCCATGCCGGAGATCCGGTCGAGCGCCGCGCGCAGGCCGCTCTGAAAGTCCGTGCTGCGGACGGTGTAGTCGAGTCCGGTCATCACAGGCCCCCGAGCGCCGGGCGGGCGTTCAGGTAGGCCGGGGCGAGCATGGCATCCGCCTGCGCGCTGCCCGTGCTCGGCCGGAACCCGACGTGGTAGGTGCCGTCGTCGTTGACTGCGGGCTGGATGCGGACGTTGTTGCCCTCGTCGTCCACGTCCACCCCGCCAGGGATGCCGCTCATCGGGTCGCCGGTCGGCCGGGTCTTCGCCTGCAGCGCGGCGGCCACCATCGCGGTCGCCAGGGACACCATCGGCGGCGGCGCGTCCAGGCCCCAGGTTCCGGTGACCCGTACCTGCTTCGCGCCGTAGTAGCGCATCAGCCCCTGCCAGCCGCCGTTCCACGGTTCGGCGCCGGCCACCAGGACGTCGTAGCCGCCGAATCCGACCTGCACCGCGTCAATGTCCCCGGCCGTCGCGGCCGGGCGGACCACGAAGGCGTTCGGGGGCAGCTGGATCTCGGGGGCGATCTGCGGCAGCGGGTACGGGGCGATCGCGGTGACCGTGCGCACGCGGCGCGGCAGCAGCACCAGCCCGTCGGCGGGCAGGTCCGCGACGACGTCCCCGGTGCGCGGCTCCCACCACTGCTGGGTGAAAGCGTCAACGGCCGTCTGTGCGGTGGCGATCCACGCCTGCACCTCGGTGTCGGTGCCGGTGCAGCCCTGCGCGCGGGCCTGGTCGATGGTGCAGTACGCCACCGGTCAGTCCCCCAGCTCGTGACCGGCGTCGTCCATCTCGCGGCGGGCCCAGGCGGAGATCGGGCAGCCCTTCGTCGCGAGCTGGGTGGCGTGGCCGCCCGGGTTGGTGGCGTACACCGGGCCGTAGGGGGTGCTGGTCTCATCCAGGCTGCGGTAGGCGTCGGCGGGGGCGATGTCGCCGATCCGCCAGCCAACCGGGGCCGTGTACCGGCGGGTGGGGACCGTGGCGGGGAGGTGCCCGGACATGCCGATGATGCCCTTGGTGACGGGCGTCAGGGGGCTGTCAGGCGGGGTGTCAGTGCGCTTCGCGGGCACGGGTGTGGCTCCTGTCGGCGGGAGGGTGGGCCGGGTGCCCCAGGGGGGAGGGCGCCCGGCCCGGCTCATCAGGTGGCGGACGCGGTGAACGTGACCTTGACGAACGCCTTGGGTTGGTAGATCGCGAGGTTCGCGCGGAACTCGGCCAGGACCACGAGGGTGTTGGCGGTGAAGAAGTCCGCGTGCGAGTCGGTCATGAGGACGGTGATCCCCTGGCGGGCCCACAGGGTCGCGCCCTGCCGGAAGCCGCCGACCAGCGCGGTCCCCTGCGCGATCGCCACGGTAGAGACGACGTTGAGACCCCACACGCGCTGGACGGCCTCACCGGCCACGTTCGCGATGACCCGGAACACGCCGGAGCCGGGGGCCTGGTCGAGCTCGATGGACTCCCAGTCCTGCGGGTGGACGACCACGCCGTCCGGCGGGAACCCGGCGATCTCCGCGACGGTCTTCGCGCGGCGGATGTCCACCAGCGGCGGCTCATCGACCGCCGGCGCAACGGGCTTGGCCTGCTGGTACGTGCCGATGCCGGGGGTCGTGAGGATGCCCTGCATCTCGGTCGTGCCGTTGCCGTTCAGCAGCTGACGGTCCCGCAGGTAGCGAAGTCCGTAGGTGAGTCGGCCCTGGATGTAGCCCATGAGCTGGGAGTTGTCGTCGGCGGCCTGGCGGGTGATCGGGATCCAGTGCGCGCAGGTCTTGAGTGTGGTGGTGATCGTGTCGAAGCTGAGTGTGCTCTGCGGCTTGGCGGTGCCTTCGGGGACAACCGCGGCCTTGTTCCACGTCGACCCGGCACCAGCCGTGCCGGTGGTGTCCCGGATGTACTCCAGGACGTTGTAGTCGGCGTTCTGCTGGTCGAGGAGGTCAGCCACCAGCAGCGGCAGGTCCGGGGTGGTCTGGACGATGCCGGGCACCAGCTGCGGCAGGTGCGGAACGCTGGGGTTGGTGATGGTGCCGGCCGGGGCGTCCCGGGAGAGCAGCTGGTTGGGGTTGATGTCGCGCATCTCGACCTGGAACTGACCGCGCTTGTCGCGGGCCCGGTACTCGGCCAGGCCCTGGGAGGCGGCGAACCGCTGCGCGAGGCTGCCCAGGGTGGCCGGGGGCGGGACGCGGTCGGCGCCGCCGGGCGGTGCGGTGCCGGTCGCCGGTGCGGGCGGTGCGGTACGCAGGAGCGCGGCACGGGCGGCGGCACGGTCGGACTCGGCCTGTATCGCCTCGGCCAGACCACGGGCCTCGGCGATGACCTCGGCGACCTGCTCGCTGGTCAGATTAGTGTCGTCCAGACGGGCGAGCAGCGCGGCCCGTTGCTCTTCGAGGGTGGGGCTCGGGGGCACTCGGTGCTCCTCGGGGGCGGGGGCGCCGTCCAGGCACCCGACGGTTCGGGGACTCTGGACGGCAGGACCCGCCTCTACGCCACCCCACCGGACCGGTCGGCCGCGCAGGCGTCACGCTAGCGAGAGGGCCCCGGCGGGCATCTGTGCTACCAGCACTCAGCGTTGCGGAGGTGGTTCGGATGCCTTCGCCGCTATGGAACTTCTGCGATCACTCCTTTGAGTGATCCGACGCATGCCAACGGGCCGTAGTGGGCAGCAAGCACGCTGATCAGACGTCCCACTACAGTCAGGAAGCCCCCATGCTCACCGGCGATACCTTCTCGTCCAGCACATTCGCCATCGAACTCGGCAAGTTCCAGGTCGAGACCGTCCAGGACGTATCCGGCCTGACGCTGGAACAGGACGTGATCGAGGTCCGGCAGGTCACCTCGACCGGCGAATCCGTCATCCGTAAGCAGCCCGGAGCGCGAAAGACAGGCGAGATCACCGTCACTCGCGGCATGGAAAAGAGCACCGCCTTCACCGACTGGATCAAGGCCACTCGCGTCAACGCTGATCGCGATGCTGCCCGTCAGAACATCACCATCGCCGTGAAGGACGCCCAGAAGCAGACCGTGCGCCGCATCCACCTCACGAACGCATGGGCGTCCCGCTGGGAAGGACCGCAGCTGGGTGCTTCCAGCACTGGACCGGCAACGGAGCAGGTGACCATCACTTACGAAGACATCACCGTCGAGTAGCCACGTCGGGACGGCAGCCCCGGTCCTGCAGTCCTAAATTTCGACACCCGTCAGGGCCCGCACTGACGGGTGTCACCCGGCCAGCATCAGCCGCACCCGGGCGCGCTCCAGCTCCAGATCGGCCGTCTTCTCTCCGGCGCCGGCCGGGGCGGTGTCCTCGTCGCCGTCCTGGTCGTCCGGGTCGTAGACACCGAGCACGTCCATCACCTGGTCGACCAGCGTCTCTGCGGCCACCAGCAGGTCGAGCGCCTGGGCGACCTCCTCGGGCAGGCCCTCGCGCGGGTACTCCCCCGCCAGGGCGACGGCCTCGTCCAAGGTGGCGTCCAGTGCGGCCACCAGCGCCGACGGGTCCTCGTCCGCGTCGGCACCCGCCCGAACGTGGGCGGCGGTCCGGACGCCGGTCAGCACCGAGCCCGGTACGGCGGCCATCCGCGCGGTGATCTGGGAGACCTCGACCAGCCGGGCGGAGCGGATGTTCTGCTCAAGGTCGGCCTTCTGCTTGTCCGAGAGGGCGTCGTACTCCTCCCACGTGGTCGGCATGTCGGTGCGGATGAACCCCACCGAGAGTTCCGGTGCGCTGCCGGACCGGGCACGTGCGCGGGCATCCCGCCCGGCCTGGGTGTCGTCGTAGCGGCCAGCTATGTGGAGGCCCTCCGGCCGCTCCTGCGCGGTGAACGTGCCGATCGGCTTGCCGGGGTTGTGCATGTCCAGCAGGGCGTACGTGCCGGAGTCGAGACCGCCCTTGGTGAAGACCGTGGGCCTGAAAGTGGTGCCGTAGCTGTCCACGACGCCGTATCGGCAGGCCAGGCCCTCGAAGGTCCCTTCCTCCCCGTCCGGATCGGCGCGGACGTCGAGCTGCTGCAGGGGGACGGTGCGGTACTGCACGGCGTCCGGGCGGGAGCGGCGGTTCACCGGCCACCCCCGGCGGCCTTCTTCGCGGCGGCCTCGAAGTACGCCTGCTGCACCCCCGCCATGATCCGGCCGTGCATGGGCGACTTGGCCGGCGCGTACCGGTAGACCGCGACCCGGTCCGGGGCGAACCCGTCCAGCTCGTAGACGATGTCCCCGCCGGCCAAGGTGATGTGCGCCGGCAGGTCGCCCTGCCCATCGAGGGCGACGGCGCCCCGGGTGCCGTCCCACGGGCCGCGCCGGGCCTCGTGCGCGGGCACCCCGTGCGGGACGGTGATGTCCCTCATCTGCCGGACGTCGGCGGCCTGCAGGACGCACGCGCGTTCGTTCGGCGCCAGTTCGGCATCGGTCGTGGTCATGGTCACTTCTCCCTCGTAAAGGTCAGGGTGCAGCGGCAGTTGATGGACTGGGAGGCGGGTGCGGCCGGGTCGCCGGGCCAGCGTGACTGCACCGCCTCGAACGACTCGGACAGCGGCACGGTGCGGCCGTGCTCCAGCCGGTGAGAGGCCCGGGTGCGGCTGTCGCTGGTGGCGAGCCATGTCTTGGCGGTGGCCCCGGATCGCTCGGCGGCGACCAGGCCGGCGGCGTTGAACGACCCGACTGTCTCGGTGCGGGCGATCATCCGGGCGCGCCAGTCCGTCAGGTCCGTGAAGACGGCCTGTAGCCGGGCCCGGAGCTCTTCGACGCTCTCGCCCTTCTGGATGCCGTGGTGCAGCAGTTGGGCCCGCAGCGCGGCCTCGGTGGTCTGGTTGATCTGTCCGGCGAGGGTGTCCAGACGGGCCTCCAGCTCGGTCAGCACGTGCTCGTCCATGTCGAAGTGGTCGCCGAGCTGCTCGGCGGTGTGCTGGCCGCCCGTGCGCCACGCGGTCTCGTACCAGTCCCGAAGGGCCTCCTTCGTGCGGGGCACCCACTTCCGGACGTTGAAGATCTTCCGCACGTTGATCCGGACGTCCCAGTCACCCGGGGCGAGGTCGAGCCGGGTCATTCGGGCCGGGGTCTCGATGTCGGCGTCCGGCGGGCACAGGACCGCGCCGGCGCGCTGAGCGTCGTCGGCCACCGTCCGGACGTCGGCCAGCCACAGCGTGGCGGCGCGTTCCCCGCGCATCAGCAGATCGAACTCGCGCAGGGTCACGGCGGCCTGGCGGCGGCCGAGGTCGACCAGCAGCGGCTCCAGCAGGGCCTCCAGGCGCTCGTACGCGCCCTGCTCCAGGCTCGGGCCCGCGTCGTGCTGCAGGACGGTCGTGGTGCGCGCGGTCGGCAGCTCAGGCACCGTGCGCGCGGTGAGCGCCCGGACGATGTCGGCCTGGGTGTCCGCAAGGCGCTCCAGCACGGCCAGCATCCGGGAGTTCTCCGCCTGGGCATCGGCGGCGTTCTCGTCTTGCACCTGCCCGGCCTGGACGAACTGAGCCCGGTAGGGGGTGATGGTCTGCTGTCCGATACCGCCGGGGAGCGGGTCAAGGCCGATCGTCTCCCGAGCCTCGTCAAGGGTGATGACGTCGTTCTGCAGGTAGCCCTGGTTGCGGGCGGCTTGGGCCTGCAGGTCCTCCTGCAGAGCGGACACCTTGCTGAAGTCCCATTCGGCCGTCCACCCGAGGTCGGGCAGCAGCTGCAGGTCGGTGATGGAGGCGATCACTTCCATCTGCGGGATCAGGGTCTCGGTCCAGACAGCGCCCTTCGCCTCGGCCTGGTTCTCGTAGGTGGATCCGCCGAGCAGCGCGTCCCGCCGCACACCGAACGCCAGCATCACCTCCTCGGCAGACTGCATGCGGGAGTTGATGTAGTCCATCTCCGCTGGCGACATGGACAGGCTGGTGAATCCGGCGCCCTTCGGGCCGGTTCCCCCGTCGGTTCCCTGCCCGGCGATGAGCAGGTGCCGGCCCGCGTTCTGCGGGCCCTCGACCTGCGACCGGAACGCGGCCACGGTCTTGTTGAAGGTGACTTCGTCCAGGTCACCGAGGTTGATGATGCCGCCCGGCCGCGCGCCGTTCTTGAAGCTCTGCTGCTGCCATGTGCGGGCGTACGCGTCGATGTCGACCGCCGAGCGGGCCGCCTTCCACGGGGCCAGGACCGCGAGCGGGTCGTACGGATCGGAGAACCTGAGCCACAGCATCTCTTCCGGCAGGACGGGCACCCGGACACCGTCCGCGCGCTCGACGATGTACCCGATGATGGACGGCTGCGGGATCATCGTCGCGGTGCGCTGGGCGACAAGGGTGGTGACCCTGTCGAAGACGAAGTGCAGTTCGTCCGGGACCCCGGCCGGGGTGCGGCCGTTGTAGTTCAGCCACAGGTGGCATTGCCCATCAAGCTGCAGGCGGGTCATCGTCAGGGCCTTGAGCACCTGGGCGGGCATCGACGCGTTGGGCTTGGCGTTCCACAGCTGGGACAGCGGGTGCAGCTCATCCAGGTCACCCGACGGGGTCCGGACGACCAGGTCCACGCTGGCCAGGTTGTTCGCGAGCATGCTGATACACCGGTACGCGACCGCGGAGTTGGACCAGCCCTTCGCGCCGTTCCCGAAGAGGGAGTCCGCCGACCAGGCGTTCCAGCCGCCCATCCCGGACGGGAAGGTGGTCACCACCGTGCCGCCGGCGCCGAGCGCGTCCCGGCGCTCCAGCCCGGCCGGGGCCTGGCCGCGCAGGGCAGCAACTGTCTGCCTGATCCGTCCCAAGACTCTTCTCCTCCTACGCGACTGCTGCGAATCCGGACCGGGCCGTGACCATCAGGTGAGTGACCGCCCACACCAGCGCGTCCATGCGGTCCGGCGACCCGGGCTCGCCGGGCACCCAGGTGGTCTGCTGGTCCTCGAGTTCGGGAAAGGATCCGACGTGGTGGACGCGGTACTGCTCGTACAGTGCGGCAACCGGCTCGGCCCGCCGCGCCTTGCCCCGGGACGCGCTGACCGGGGCGAATGGGGCCGACGCCCGGACGGTGTGGATCGTGTTGCGCACCAGGTCGCCGCCGTTGTTGACCTCGCCGATGATCCGATCCGCGCCCCAACGGTCGTACGCCTCCAGCGCCTTGGCGGCCCATTCATGCGGGTGGTAGCGGCCGGACAGGTCGTCCAGGACGTAGGCGTGCCGCTGCAGGGTGCCCACCCGGTCGGGCATCAGCTCCTGCGAGAGGCCGACCACGACGATGCCGGTCTCGTCGCTCTCCGACGTGTTGGAGACAGCCGGGTCGATGGCAACGACGATCCGCATCATCGGCCGGGCCGCGCCGACCCGCAGCTGATCGAGCAGCGGCCAGGTCCACAGGGCGCCGTCCACGTCCTGCAGCACTTCGCCGTCCAGCTCCTGGCGCTCCAGCCGGGTGCCGGCGTACTGCGCAACCAACTTGTCGCGCATCATCTGCGGGAGGTGGTGGGCGTCGCGGGTCCGGCCCTTGGTCAGCAGGGTGTCCGGCCGGGCGATCAGGTCCACGATTTCCCTGCGCGGCTTGGGGGTGGTGGAGGCGATGTAGTGCGGGCGGGGACCGACGCGCAGGCCCATCGCGGAGTGCGCGAGCGCGGCCTTGAGCTGGCGCATCGCCGCGGCCTCCTCCAGCCACACCAGGCACCGGTTACCGCCGGAACGCAGGCGCTCCACGTCGTCCGGGGTGTGCGCCCCGAACAGCTTGGCCTCAGCTCCAGACGGCCACTTCACGTGGGTGCCGCCGACCGTGGTCCGCAGCACCACCCTCGGGTCGTGCGCGCGAAGTCCTGACGGCCCGTTGACGGCCGATTCGACGGCGTCACCCTGCGTCGGAGCAATGATCGACATGCGGTGCCCGCCGGGCACCCGGCCGTCGCACGGCGGCCCCTGGACGTGCTCGACCATGTAGCGCGCGCAGCCGTCCGTCTTGCCGGTGCCACGGCCGCCGAGCTGCAGCCACATGCCGTGCGTCTCTACCTCGCCGGGGCAGACCTGCCACGGGTACGGCGTCCACGCGTTCCAGCGCTTGCGCCAGAGCTTCGCGGCCAGCTCGCGCTCCAGCAGCTCCAGTTCCTCGGGGGCGAGGGACTGCAGCTCGGCACGGACGGCGGGGCTGGTCACTGGCCGACCTCGGCGATCTCCTCGGCCAGCTGCATGACGCGGGCGATCCGCTCGTCCGTGAGCTCGGCCTTGATCCGCACCGGAGCATCCAGGCCGAACAGCCTGGCGTGCCGATCAAGGGCCTTCAGCACGACCTCGGCGGCGCGAGTCTCGCCCTTCGCCGCCTTCGGCAGAAGCCCTTCAAGGACGGTATCCAGGATGGCGATCTGCTCGCCGATCAAAGCGTCCCGGTCGGGGGCGGTCTCGCGGGCGCGCTCGGCGAGCGCGGCCTGCACGTAGTTCCATGCGGTCTTCCGGTTGACGCCGAGGGCGTCGCCGATCTGGGCATAGGTGGCGCCGGCACGGCGGAGCTCAACGGCATCGGCCTGCCTCAGCTTGGCTTCGTCGATGTCGCTTCGGTTGATCTTCGGTGCGCCCACTGGCTGGTACCTCCCTGCAGGTCAGGCTAGGGAAACGGGCCGATCGGGCAGCGGTGCTAACGCGCGACCCCGCAGGCGGCGAGTGGTTTAGACATCGCGGCAGACGTTTGTGACGCCTTCCAAACGAACGAGCTAGCGCGGCATTCACACTAGGAGTTCAATCGCGATGAATCCGAGTTAAATCGGGGTTCTACAAGAATCCCTGCAAGACCCCTATCCGTGGAACCGAACCATATAAATTAATACTTGAATCCAATTGACACTCTTGGCGCCCACCTAGAGATCTGGGCGCAAGAAAATCGCCAGAGTTAATGCATTAGATTTCTGGCACTAACTCGCAGGTACCGACGGTAACTTCGCCTCACCCTAAGGTGAAACTACCCCTTTGCAGGGGTACAACCTTGCAGCCCGACAGGGTTCTTTGAGGCCGAATCCGACAGTCGATCGAGGCGCCAACGAGGCGTCGTCAGGAAAGTTTTGGATCATGACCGTCGGCGGCCCGGCAATGCCTTAAGGTAGGCAGCACAGAAACAGCGGAGCCGTCCCCTGTGGGAACGGCTCCGGATGTCGTCATCAGCTGGTCGGGGGCTCCTGGACAGATAGCCCGACCAGCGGAAAGGACTGCTACATGGTCTCACAGATCCCCCTGCTTCGGGCCCTCATGCAGGCGCTCGACCGGCGCTCGCAGGGTGACCTCGCCAGGTCGGCCGTATCGTGGGTGCCCCCGCTGAGCGGCACGGGGGCGTCGTGCTGGGTGATGTACTCCCACTTCCACGACAAGCAGTTGGCCAGCCTGGTTGCGATGCTCACGCTGACCGTCCTCCGAGCTCTGCGGCGGCGACCGCCGCAGTACCGCCCCTGCACCTGCGCCTGCGTGGGTAAGTAAGTAAGTAAGTCGATGCCCCCGCAGCGAATGTGCCA